TGGCTACCTGTTCCTGTCATACCTCCAATTAATGCTCCTAATCCACCAGCAATCATGCCACCCGCAACAGCCCTACCTATTACAGATTTATTTTCTTCAGTTAATTGTTGACTTGAAAATATTTTTGTAGAATTAATTCTATCTATAGAAATTGTTTGCTGATCATTTACAGTTACTTTGTCAGGATATAAGTAAAACATAATTTGAACATCGTTTCCAACATTAGGTATGCCATTTACATGATGTAAAAACATTGATTCAATATAACCTTTTGATGATTTATCATATTGTAAAACCAGGTATCCAATAAGAAAAAATGCAGTTATCAACAATACAAAAAATCCCATAAATATACCTCCTTAATTAAACGATCCTGGTTTCGTTAAGATAGAACCAACAATTATAAGTCCCAATAAACCTAACAAAAACCAAACTAAACTGTTCAAAGCTATAAACCACCCCTTCCTTGATTTTCCTCAATTTTACCACCTGGGAGGGACAACTTCTTGCCTATCGACATATTTCAGAATATTTTTAAAAACAAGTGGTCTAGGGAGGGAAATGTTGTCTAATTTTGCAAGTCGTCTTTAATTTGCTTCAAAAAATCCAATATAAACTCATCATGTACACCTTGCTTTTCCGTTTTTCCGTGTCCTAAATCTTTAACATAATACCAATTGCAATCACGACAAAAGATAAACTGTTGAACAGTTTTACCGTATTGCAGCCACCAGCCATAATCTAAATAAAAATTTAAGCGTTTGACGGTAATATCTTCAATATTTATTTCTGGTTCGTTTGTTTTAATAAAATCATACAATCTGTAAAGAAATACTTTGGTTACTACTGGTTTAATGTGTTGGTATTGTTCCTCTGTGAGTTGGTAAGGTGGAGTTGGTTTTTGTGGTTTTGGATTCATATGTAAATTGTCCAGGTAAAATTTAGACATTTGTAATGCTCCTTTCTTAATGATGTCAGGAGTGTTATAAATGACACCCCAGTTTTAAAAATTTTTTCAAACGTGAAAAAGTGGGTATGCCTTACTTATAATTGGCTTAAAGGGGGTATCGCCTATACCTAAAACCCAAGTATATCAAGCGTTCTAGCTATTAAAGATTTTAAATAAAAGATTTATTTTATCTGTCTCTATCTATTGATAATGCTTATCATTGCTCCAGATAATAGTATGTTATCGTTACTAATGATAAATTGTCTCAAATTTGGTACAACTTAAACCACATGATTGCCAAAATAAGACCACTTGCTAGTATATCAAGTGTGCTACTGACGTATAAACACCATGTTAGTTGCCCTGGTACTGTGGCCTGCTTAACAATATCGTTAATTCTAGATATATTGATATAGATTAGTGTAGTATACCCTTAAAAAAAAATAGCAGGCCACCAACAGCAATAAGGATATATATTATATTAGTTGTAACAGCGGCGATTTTGTGCCTTTTTACCTTTCCCCTAAAACCCTGCATATTCCTTACTTTTTTAATCCCTACCATTTTACTAGGAATTAAATACTTAACCATGTTAACTATTTATAACATTAACTATCATCATCATCATTTTTAACATTTCCCTTTTCATTGCTCAATCTTTCCATTTCCTCACCAACATTATATATGTATGGAGCATTAGCAAGCAAACTTTCTAAACTAATACCACCAATATCTCTAAGCGTTTTTAGATTCTCTACAATATCTGCCTCATTCATTGGTCTAGCATACTGAAATACAATATCAACATTATTACTATCCACATTAATTCCCTTGACTTTTAGCATATCCTCTATTATTTCAAATCGCTTTTCCATACCTTCCCTCATAAAGCGTTCGTTCAAGTTAGCTTTTATTTCTGCTAACGTATAAAGTAGCTTCATACTGGTTGTTGACAAATTGCTGATCTCTTGCGAATTCATGCTTATACCAGGTGTATGCGATACGTCTAATAACGCTTGTTTAAGTGTATTAAATAATACCTCAAAACTCTTATAATCTGTCTTACCACTTATAAATTTTGCTTCCGCATCACTATCTAAATTGAGTCCAGCACCAACCACAGTATCTGGTACAGCACCATCATTAAGTTTTTGCCCACTAACAACGAATAATGGATTTATATATTTATCTAATCCATCAAAATATTTACTTATAAGCATTTCTAAATTGTCGATTATATTGATATAGTCCATAAGCTCGCTTTGCCCATCAGTAGAATCCAATTCATTGATACTCTTAAACGGAATTGGCAATCCGCTTGGATTATTCCAACTACCTTCTAAATTCAAACTGCCACCTGCATCATTCCACTTCTCAACTCTATCCTTATAATAAACTGTATAATATGATATATTGTTATCTAGTGTGTAATGCTCAATGAATCCAATAAGTTTATTATCGTCACTGTAAATACTCACACTGTCCTCTGGAGGTATAATCCTACTTGTTATATTGCCTTTATTGTCATAATATATGTACTCATAACACGAACCATACTTAACCATATTGCTTAAAATATCAAAATCTATCCTATCATATTTACCTTTCTTATAAACATCTTTAAGCACCTTAACGTCTGCTTCATTGCCTGTTAACGTCACAGGATTCTTTAACAAATAACTAATGCTAAAATTTAATATAACCTTTGCATATTGCAAAATCACTATTTTAGGTTTAATGACCTTATTATTCCAAACCACTTCTTCCCTGTCAAGTATTTTATGCCTGCCACTCAAATACTCTTTAATGTCAATAACCTTATTTATCTTATTCATATTATAATAATTATTACATTCACTAACAAACCAATCATTAGCACCATCATAATTCTGATTAATATAATCTCTTATATCCAAATCACACAACTCCTTTCTTATAGATACCATTTGCCTGCACTCATAGCTTGTATAGCAAGAGCTGACGCAATGACCAAATCATCCGTCAAATTATTCTTATTTTTGTTGCCCATTTTACCACCTTCAAAGTTAACAAACACTTTCATTTCGTCAAGTGTATTAGAATCATTAATTAATATCATTCCAGTTGAAAACGCTTCGTCATAGTCATTTATAAGTTTTGCTTTACTATTCTTAGTTGTCATGTAACCAAGTTGTAACTTCTTTTTGCCAAATGAATCAAATACTTTTTGCTTCAACATGTTCATATAGTGGTATTCTTGTCTTAAACGTTCAATCACACCAAGGCCATAACTATTTTTTTCGATTGCCATGAAACAATAACCCTTACCACCATCAAAATACCTACCCAATTCATTACAAATCCTAGCGAATTTGTAGACAGGAGTATCATTATCAAAAAAGACACAAACCTGTTCCCCTTGGCTGTTAAATATGGAAATAGCACTATTATCGCCGCCGTTAGCACCACTAGCAGTATCAACGCCCCCATAATACTTTTCTCCCTGCTTCACATTTTTGAACATAAAAAAACCCTTATTAAGATAAGGGAGTAAAATTTGTGGTAATTCTTTCTCTATGTCCTGTTTTTGTAAGGGGGGTAGTATGTAATTCTGTCTTTCTGCAATCAGACCTACATCAAATACTGACCTAGCCGTGCTCTTGAAGGAGGATTCTGGCGTATGAGGAAATTCTTGCTGGAAGTCCTCTAAACTCATGCTTGTGAGCTTCCACCTACGCCACATTAATAATCGTTTACTTACTCCTAGTTTATGTAATTCAATCTCGTCTGGTTCCATATCTTTATCGTCTAACCTGTCTCTGCCTGAATTATGTTCTTTATGCCACATTACTGCTTCGTCAATTTCACTTTTAAACTGTCTCTTTGTAGATTCGCAATAAAATGGATAAAAGAATGCTTTATATTTACTGTGGCCTTTCCATGCTGACATAAATAACCGTTGCCAGCCGTTATATCCATTGGAAGTTGATTCAATACAGATGCAAGAATTTGGGTTCTTTGCTAATGACTGCTCTAAACTAACTAATCCATTTGTTTGCTGTTCTTCATTATAAAAAGCAAATTCTGAAAGATGAATAAATTGTAGGGTTAATGAACGTCCCAAACTTTTATAACCAGCAGTTTTCACCATTACCTTGGAATTATTTTCCATTGAAAGCTCGTATTTATTATTTTTGCGTTCACGGGGTTTATATTCATCTGGTATATTTTCGTACATACTTTTTAAACGTGAAAATAAATATTGTGTACTCTCCACCTCATACGATACAATTAAACAGTTAGTATTTGGTTTAGTTACTGCAAGCCAACAAGCATAAGCCAAGGCAAGAGTTGAAAATCCTATCTGCCTACTTTTACCAATTAAATTATATTTTCCCATATTCTTTAAGAAATCTTTTTGCTCTGGATTTAAAATAAACTTAACCTCTTTACCTTCATTATCAATTATCTTACAAAAATTTTTACACCACAACTCAAAGTTATTATTTATCTTTTCTAATTTCTGTGCTTTGGTTAATGCCATATATCTCACCACCTTTTGCCATAAACATTATTATAATTCTAAATCGTCATTTTCTTCTTGTTCTTCTTCAACCATATCTATTTTCTCTTTACTGATTTTTTTCAATTCTTTTTGCAACTTGAGTAAAGTGTTTATGGCCTTATCGTCACCTTGCTTGGCTTTTTCAGAAACAGTATTATAGATTTCTATCAAATCGTTAGCACTTCTACTCTCTAACAAAAGTGCAACTAATTTACGATATTGGGCACTACGTTCCCATTCAATAAATGAATCTAATGTTTTCTTACCAACATTTCTTAAAAATCTTTCCTCATTCATTGGCTTATTATTGCTTTTGTATCTAATGTCATGCTTCCATTCAAAATATAATTTTTTTGGGTATGGTAAATCCATTAATTGACGCCTTAATTCGCTCATATGTTTAGGAAGTGGCATTACTTATCACCCAACTTCATTACAATTTTTTCAATATTATCTACTTTGCTAATTAAATACATTAACGTATTTTCCATTGTCTTTAAGCGTTCAAATATCTCTTGCATCCCATCAACTGAATCATAACTCTTTTCACCGTTATCCTTTTGATAATTGTAATCTTGCATTTTATTACCTCCTATAATTAATTATATTATCTATAGCAAGTTGATTATAGGTAATCTATTAAAAATAGGTTACACTTACTTCCAATT